GGACCTCGCCATCGACGCCGACGCGGAGGACTACATCGTCCCGTCTGACGTCTACTGGCCCTGCCCCACCGCGAAGGCATTCGGGGCGGTGGCCTGATGACCACTCTCGACCCCACCCGCCTCGACCGGTTCTCCGTCCCATCGCTCGCTCTCATGCAGGTCCGGAAGGACGCCCGCACGCTCGCCGACCGCCGGTGGAAGGCGGTCGAGGAGCGCCTGCGCGAGGACGGGGCCGCCGATCGTGCCGTCCTCGGTATCCCGGACCCGGTCGCCGTGAAGCCCTGGCGGCCCGCGAACGAAGGGCAGGCGTGGGGTGCCCTGGCCGCAGCGTGGAACAACGCGTTCGAGCAGCTGGCCCGGGACTTCGCCATCGGTTTCGGGAAGGTCCGCCGGTGACCGGCCTGATCCCGCTCGTGCCCCTCGTCGTCGTCTGGCTCCTCGCCGTCCTCAACCGCACCACCATCGTCGAGATCCGGCGACGCCCCACACGCGGCGAGCGCCGCGGGAAGGAACAGTCATGACCGAGCCCACCTTCAAGCTCTGGGGTACCTACTACCCGCCCAGCGACGGCCTGCTGGCGATCTTCCCCAGTGAGAGCGAAGCCAAGGAGCATGCCTTCAAAAACGCCGCAAGCGTCGTCATGTTCGAGTTCCACGGCACCCCGCTGACGGGCCCGGATTCCACGCCCCGGCAGGAGTTCCCCGCCCCGCGCACGCTGACGTGGACCGGTACTGACACCTCGGCGGACGTCATCCGTGACGCCATCGTGGAGACCGAGGGGAAGTGCGAGACCCGCATCTACCGCCGCCTCACCGACGTGTACGGCAACGAGCTCGTCATCGACACCCCGCAACGCATCCTCACCATCAAGCGAGGCGGCACCGTCATGCGTGCAGCCGACGGATGGGTCGCCGGCACCGAACCCCAGGACGGAGCCACCCGGTGACCGGCAGCACCGACGCACTTCGCGTCCTCGCGGACAAGCCCGCCTGGACTCGGGACGAGCAGGAGCAATGGGGGAGGGAAGCACGTGCCGCCCTCCACGCCGCCGCCGAGCGCCAGGCCGCTGTCGAAGCGCTCCTCGAGGTCACACCCGTCCTGATGTACGGCATCCCCCCGAAGCCCGTCGATGTCGTCCTCGCCGACGACATCCGCACGGCGCTCGACACCGACGCCACCCCTGAACCCCAGCAGGAGACCACATGACCCCAACCACCGAACAACCACAGCGCTCGCCGCAGACCGTGGTCACCCGCTGCATCACCGACACGATGCGCGACCAGAAGCCCTGCCTCCGCCGCGACGAGCACCTGCCCGGCTGCGACGGCATCGAGTACGAGTGGTCCGAGCGCGACGACCGGTGGCTCGAGACGAACCGGGCCTGCACCGGATGTGAACCCCGGCCGGCCGTGCACGGGCTCCTCTGCGGTGGGCACTGGGCGCGCGTGGACGCCGCGTGCAAGGCCTGGCCCGACCTCTCCGACGTCCTGCACCAGTTCGACCGTCTCGTGCAGCAGGAAGGTGGCACGAGCGGTCACGAGTCGTCCGTGCCGATCTCCGCTACCAAGCTCGCCATCGACGAGGTCGAGTCCCATCGCCGATCGTTCACCGGCAACGTCGACGTGTGGGTCGCCACCGATCGGGGAGCGGCCGAGTCCATCCGGTTCGCCGACGCCGTGAACCGTGCACTCCGCACGTTCCCCACCGAGGAAGCCGCGCACCGCGTGCAGGTGCTCCGGTGCCCCGAGTGCGAACTGCGGACGCTCATGTGGATGCCGCCCGTCATGTCCACCGACAACGTCCGCATCGTTTGCCACAACCCGTCCTGCAGCTACGACGTCGACCAGGACGCCTTCCAGCCCGAAACCAGAACCGTGGAGGCAGCATGAGCGCCTGGGTCAGCATCCGCGAGGCCGCCATCCTCGCCGGCAGAGCACCGCAGAAGATCTACGCGTGGATCGACAAGGGGCACCTCACCGCGCGGCGCAACGAGCACGGCCGTCTCGAGGTCCGTGGCGTGGACGTCCTCCGCGCCGAGTCGACGATCAAGCCGGGCCGACCCCGCGGCACCGTGACACGCCGGGTGTGGGTTGTTGACAAAACCCGGGAAAGGCGGGAAAGTAACTAACGAGGATTTACCAGTGTGTCCAGATCCGGACGCACACCGACAGAAGCCCTGACCTGCACCGGTCGGGGCTTCTGTCGTTTCCGGGCATAGAAGACCCCCGCGCTGCTGTAACAGCCGGGGGCTTGACCGACTCGTGGAAGGAGTCGATGTGACCAAGGTAACCGCTGAAGAGCGCTTCTGGGCGAAAGTCGACCAGACCGGCGACTGCTGGATCTGGAAGTCGGCGATCGCGAACGGCTACGGCGTCTTCTCACTCGGTGGCAGCAACAAGCAAGCGCACCGAGTGTCATGGACCTGGGCGAACGGCGAACTGCCCTCGTCGCTCAAGGTCGACCACATCTGCTTCAACAAGCTCTGCGTTCGACCCGCACACCTCCGGGCCGTGACGCACAAGCAGAACCTCGAGCACCGACGCGGACCCAACAGCAACAACAAGTCCTCACGGGTGCGAGGAGTGCGCCGTTCCGGGAAGTACTTCTCAGTCACGGTCGGGCACAACGGCAAGCGCATCTACGGCGGCACCTTCGACACTCTCGAAGAGGCCGCCGAACAAGCCGCTGCGATCCGAGCTGAGCTGTTCACGCACGACGACGCGCAACTGGTCAGCTAGCCGAACCGGCGAGCGCCACGCAGCGCCGCACGCTGCTCAGTCGCCCGACGCACACGGCCCGCGACCGACGCGAACTCAGCCACCACATCCTCACGAGCGACCAGGCGCAGCAGGCGCTGCTGGTACCGCACCCACGACACCCCGAACTCGACACGCACCGCAGCTTCCTTGCTCCGGTCGTTCCTCGGTCGCTGCTCCTCGAACACGAGGATCGCGCGCTCTTCATCAGTCATCTCCAAAGCATGCGCCGCACCCCCGACAGGTGCGGACCCAGACGTACCCGCGACCACGCTGAGCGCTGCGCGGGTGCACGAGTGAGGCAGGCAACGCGCCTGCCCACGACAACCAGGCCAGGGGTTGATGTGTCCCCTCATTGAGCGCCGCACCGCCGCGAGAAGCCGAAGCGGTGCCGGTCTTGCCCTCCGTTAGCGGGGCTCCAACAACTTCCTCGTGCCCGCCGACACGCACCGCTACCGCACCTGTCGCCGTCCCGCCCTGTCACGGCGGCCGACACCGGCCACACCGCGAACCACCGCACGCGGCGCGAGCACGAGGAACCCCCTTCCGCATCGAGTCCATTCGGGTTGGCGCTCGATGCGGGACCACTCAGGCCGAGACCCCCGAGGGAAGCCGCGCTGGCATGCGGACCCCGGACGAGGACGGCCGACCACGTCACAGCAAAGAGGAGCGCAATCATTGACCGCGGCCTCAGCTACAAGTGCGAGGAGCACGGCGAGTACGAGCTACGCCTCAATGGCGAGCAGATCGACTACTCGCGGTTCCATGACGAAGACGACGCCGAAGAGGTCTGGGTCGAGAACGAGGGCTGCGGCCTCTACTTCTGCTCGGACCATGAGGGCGAGTCCGCCGCGCACGACAAGATCGCCAGCGGCAAACCGGACTCGATCGAATGGCTGCGCCACATGCTGACCGACGACTCGTGGTCCGACTGGCGTAACGAGAATCCCGGGGAAGCTGCGGCTGCGCAGAAGCGAGTCGAGGATGCAGCCCCCGCAACCTGACGATCTCAGCGCCCACCGAACCCGATCGAACCGCGCACCCGAACCGATCGGCTACGACGGTCACGGCGCACCCATCTACGCGTGGCAAGTAGAAGCACCCGCACCACTCGTCGCCGCGGTCGAAGCCGTCTACGACGCACTCGAAGACAGGAGCTGACCGTGAAGCTCTCCGAGATCCGCGCACTCCTCAAACGAGCCGGCATCAAGACCACCGCACCCATCGACCGCATCGCCGTGAAGTACTTCGCCGGCCAAGCGGTCGGCCTCGACGTCATGCTCACCGCAGGCGACATCATCTACATCCCCGTCGAGGAACCCGCCACCACAGCTCCTGCCGCCGACCGGTAGAATGGCAGCCAAGCCAGGCAGGAACACGGCACAGCGAGACCGCGATCGAGCATCGATCCGAAGCACGCGCGCCGCCTGCCACATCTGCGGTGAACCGATCGACTACACCCTGGCCTGGCCAGACTCGCGCTGCTTCGTCGTCGACCACGTCATCCCACTCAAGCGGGGCGGACCCGACACCCGGGCCAACAAAGCCGCCGCGCACAACGAGTGCAACAGCAAGAAGCGGGCGCGTCTCATCGCACCGATCATCCGCCGCAGCGGAACGCTGCAGTAGCAGCCCCGACAAGCCCGAGAGACGCACTCCGAGGCACATGAGCATCGACGAGTCGATACCTCGGCTGGCCTGCCGGCACCTCAGCTGCAGACCCCAGGGGGAGGGCCCCCACCCCTGCACCTGGAAGTACCACAGGGGATAGGCGCTCTCCCTCCCCGACACTTTTTCCACCAACCCGCGACCCGCTGGAGGCCACTGTGAGCACGCTCGCCGACGCTCTCGACCACGCAGTTCATGGTCGCCGCGTCCTCTGGTTCGGCATCAACAATGTCCACGCAGGGCTCAGTGCAGACCAGGCGATCGATCTTGCCGGCGAGCACCCCCGCTGGTCTGTGACACGAGTGTCACGGGTCAACGGAGGGGAGTCGATTCGGTTCGCCTCCGGCGGCAGTATCCAGTTCATGTCCGTGCGAGCTCGCGGCGGTGTTCGCGGCACCGAGTGTGATGTGGCCTACCTGCCGCACTGGTCGTTCACGCAGGACCCCGACCTGATGGCCGACCTGGTTGCTGCGATGTCTTGCCGAACGAAAGACCCGAGAATCGGTGTCGTCGCCTAACCCAACCCGCATCGCTACGTCAGGAGGCGGCCATGCCTGCCACCACTCGTCGGAAGCTGCACGCGGTCACCGAAGCTGACGTCCCGGCGAAGCCGAAGACCGTCTCCCAAGCAGCACGAACGGGCACGGTCCGCGAGCTCCTGACTGCTACCCGGGATCGCATCGCCCTCGCTGTCGAGGACACAAGCACCCCGGCCCGCGACCTCGCGGCCCTCACGAAACGCCTCATGGAGACGGTTCGTGAGATCCAGGCGCTCGACGCGCAGGCCGAGGAGGCGGGAGCGGATGCCCAGGTCGAAGACGGCGCGTTCGACGCCGACGCCATCTGAGCCGAAGCTCTCCGAGGTCGCCCGCCACGTCGTCATCCCGACGGGCATCATCACCACCGCGTGGCCCCGCGTTGTCGCGAAGTGCGCCGACATGGACGTGAAGTTCGACTCCTGGCAGAACGGCGTCGGCGCGGTCGCCCTCGGCAAGCGGAAGGACGGCAAGTACGCCGCCACAGTCGGCGGCGTCGTGCTCTCGATCCCCCGCCAGGTCGGGAAGACCTTCCTCGTCGGCATGATCATCATCGCGCTGTGCATCCTGTTCCCCGGCTTCACTGCCCTTTGGACCGCGCACCGCACCCGCACCGCATCGATGACCTTCGGCTCGCTGCAGGGCATGGTCCGCAAGAAGAAGATCTGGCCGCACGTCAAGGCGATCCGCGCCACGAACGGTGAGCAGGAGATCCGCTTCAAGAACGGCTCCGTCATCATGTTCGGCGCGCGCGAGGCTGGCTTCGGTCGCGGCTTCGACAAGGTCGATGCCGAGGTGTTCGACGAAGCGCAGATCCTCACCACGAAGGCCCTCGAGGACATGGTCGCCGCGGCGAACCAGTCCGAGCAGGAAGCCGGCGCACTGCTCTTCTTCATGGGCACCCCGCCCCGCCCTTCCGACCCCGGCGAGGAGTTCAGTAACCGTCGACAGAAAGCGCTCTCCGGCAAGAACAAGAACATCGTCTACGTCGAGCTCTCCGCCGACGCAGACGCTGACTCCGACGACCGTGAGCAGTGGGCCAAGGCGAACCCGTCTTACCCGAAGCGCACCCCGGTCGAGTCGATGGAGCGCATGCGTGAGCAGCTCACCGACGACGACTCCTTCCGTCGTGAGGGACTCGGCATCTGGGACCCGAACACCACTCCGCAGGTCATCGACCCGAAGTCGTGGAGCGACGTCAAGGACGCCGGCTCCATGGGGGTGGAGCGCATCTCGATCGCGTTCGACGTCTCGCCGGATCGCCGGGTTGCGTCGGCGTCGCTCGCCGCGAAGCGTGCAGACGGTCTCTGGCACATCGAACTCGCCGACCAGCGTGCCGGCGTCGACTGGATCCCCGCCTGGCTGACGGAGCGCGCGGCGAAGAACAAGCTGCACGCCGTCGTCGCTGACGAGATGTCCGGCCTCATCGAGAAGCGCAAGAACGGCCGCTGGTACGTGAAGGGCACCGATGTCCTCGCGACGCCGGCATCTGCCGAGGGGCGCGACATGGCGGTTGCCTGCGCGGCGGTGTTCGACGGCGTCATGTCGAAGACGCTCCGGCACACGGACCAGCCGCAGATGAACGTCGCCCTGTCCGTCGCCCGCAAGCGTCCTCTCGCGGGGGCGTGGGCGTGGAACCGCAAGGACGCCGTGTCCGACATCACACCGATCGTGTCCGCCTCGCTCGCCCTCTGGGGTGCGCAGAACGAGAACGCCAAGCGCCAGCGGCGCACTGAGCAGAGGGAGATGGTGGTGATTTGAAGACGCCAGCGATCAAGACGACCCGGCTGACCGAAGACGAGACCATCATCCTGAACCTGCTGATCGAGCAGCTGGACGATAAGACGCCTCGCAACGTGATGCGCGCCTCGTACTACGACGGCAAGCGCGCGGCGAAGCAGGTCGGTGGTGTGATCCCGCCGCAGTACGCGAACCTGGCGCTGGCGCTCGGGTGGACGGCGAAGGGTGTCGACGGTCTCGGTCGCCGCTGCAACATCGACCGATTCGTCTGGCCGGGTCACAAGCCGGACGAGCTTGACTCGATCGGCATGCAGGAGCTGCAGGACGACAACTCGCTCCTCACCGAGCTCGCGCAGGGCCGTACGGACTCGCTCGTGAACGCGGTCTCGTACCTCGTCACCACGCAGGGCATGCCCGGCGAGCCGAAGGCGCTCGTGCACGCGCGGAACGCCCTCAACGCGACCGGAATGCACAACGCTCGCACCCGCCGCCTCGACAGCTTCCTGTCGGTCACCGGCCGACGCGACAACGCAATCTCCTCGTTCGTGCTGTACCTGCCGAACCTCACCATCAGTGGGGAGAAAGCCAGCAACACGGGCCGCTGGACGATCGATCGATCCGAGCACCTCTACGGCATGCCGGTTGAACCCCTGGTGTACAAGCCCGGCTCTGATCGCCGCATGGGTCGTTCTCGCATCACTCGGCCGGCGATGTCGCACCAGGACGCAGCTCTCCGCGCGCTGATCCGCATGGAAGCGCACATGGACATCTACGCGATCCCGAAGATGATCCTCCTCGGCGGCACGAGCAAGATGTTCCAGAACTCGGACGGCACGATGAAGTCCGCGTGGCAGCTCGTCATGGGCCGCATCTGGGCTGTTCCCGACAACCCGGACGCCGTCGATGGCGAGAACGAGCGTGCGGACTTCAAGCAGGTGCAGCCGGAGTCGCCTGCTGCGCACCTGGCGCAGCTGAACGCCCTGGCAAAGCTCGAGGCACGCGAGTACGACCTGCCGGACCAGTCGTTCGCTCTGACCGACATGGCGAACCCGACGTCGGAGGGCTCGTACGTGCAGGGGCGCGACGACCTCATCGCGGAAGCGGAGAACGCGACGGGTGAGTGGTCGATCCCGACCCGTCGGGCAGTTCTCCGGGCACTGGCGATGCAGAACGGTCTCGCTGAGGTCCCGGACGAGTGGAAGAGCATCGCGCCGAAGTGGCGGAACCCGCTCTACCTGTCGAAGTCGGCGCAGGCGGACGCCGGCTCGAAGCAGCTCGCGTCGGTGCCGTGGCTCGCAGAGACCGACGTGGGCCTCGAGCTCATCGGTCTCGATGACCAGCAGATCACCCGTGCGCTCGAAGACCGCCGCCGCTCTGCGGGTCGTTCGGTGCTGCAGGCGCTGGTGGCGAAGACG